ATTCGCTCTTACACGAATTATCTCTGTCTATCTCAATCTCAAAATGATTTGATGTAGCATCTTTTGTATCTACTACCGATGCTGTTATTACACCATTATCACCTTTGATTGAAAGCTCGCTATGCCCTAGCACAGATGCGGCTCTACGAATTTGATTTAATACATCTTCTTCGATATTGACACCAAGTTCTGCATTAGGCATTTGAATATCCTTTTGTGGAGTTGTAAGTATTTCAGGGTCAGAGAAAAAATATCTCACTGACTGCTGAATAGGTATCTTAGCTCCAGCAACATCATTTTTAATAACCACTGCCTTTTCTTCAAAATCCAGCTGGGGTGTTTCAATAAGATTATATACTGATAAGAATTCGTTTAAGTCATAGACTCCAAACTCTTTTTGGAAATCTTCTACTATCTTTGATGATGCAAGGATAGTTTTAGCTTCCGATATAGTCTTAAGTTCAAACCCTGGTTTAAACACAATGTTAGGATTGATTGTTGCAAAGTTCTTTAGAACTTCTAAAGTTTCTTCAGATATAATCATAATATTTCCTTTTCTTTATTGTATATTATACCACATATTCGGGTATATGTAAACAATTATTTTTTATCATGCTCATGTAGAGCAATAATTGCATAATGTAATACCTTCATTAAATCTTTTCGATGGTCTTCATTAGTACCTTTTTTCCCGTATCGTTGAGCATACTTAAGTATGTTTCCGATAGAGAAACCAATACCATGACCACAGTCAGAAATAAATTCAGTCGATTGAAACTTATTTTTAGAGTAATGTCCATCATAAGTTTTATCAATATAGGTCTGGAGTTCTTTTATGATTGCTCCTTCGCTAAACTTGTAGTTTGGTTTATTCAATATTAGCCCCCTTTGAACTATTTTCTTTTCTAGTTAACCATTGTAAATTTACTAATCTATCACTGCCACCTTTTGATGTAGGTATTATATGGTCAACTTCCATGTTGTAATCAACATATGTTATTCGTTCTTCTACACTCATTCTATTCCATAATCTATATGGTAAACCTTTTGGTGTTTTCATATTAACATAATCAGTATTCATATGTAATAATCTTCTAAGAATATTAGACTGGTCCGGTAAATACTTTACTTTTTTACTGGTAGTCATGTTCACAACATATCCATTCCTATGAAATCCATATGTTGATGTTCCTATAGTAGTAAACTTAGCTTTTGAAGGATTAAAATTAGTAACTTGATTCATCTTGTAAATCCTCCGGTTGGTCAGATACTTCATCAATGTATGGTTTTTTGAAGACCTGTGGGTCAGCATCAATCTTAGAGTATAAATCCAAGAAAGCAGCTTTAGTATCTTCATCAAATCTAGAGATACATAAATCGATTGCTTTCTCTTTGTTGTCAAAGATTGAGAAAGTTTGTGCTATGTGGCATAACCTTCTTGTAGAGATAACTTCATCTACACCATCATCATAGAAAGTTTTTCTTATGATGTCAGCCCAGTTAACTAGTTTATCAGCAAAGTCATCATCTGTTTTACCAAACTTATCCATGTGCTTTAAAACAATTTTCTTTTCAGTAACCACAGTAGGAAACTTTTGGTCAACTGATACTGTAAATCTTTCTAGGAAAGCATCATCAATTATAGAAGCTGCAGTAAATCTTCCATCTTCGGAACCTTTACCTTTTGTGTTAGCTGTTGCTATAACATTAAATCCTTCGGATGGTTTTACAACCTCACCTGTTTTCTTAACTAATACAGGCTTACCTTCGAGGATACCTTGAAGACACATAATCTTGTTAGTTGCTCTATCAATCTCGTCCAATAAAAGGATTGCTCCATTTTCCATGGCTTTAAGAACTGGTCCTTTAGAGAAAACAGTTTCACCATTGATTAGCCTAAAGCCACCAAGTAAATCATCCTCATCAGTTTCAGGGTTGATTTGAACTCTGATAAATTCTTTACCAAGCTTAGCACAAGCTTGCTCAACCATGAATGTTTTACCATTACCTGATAACCCAGATATGTATGTAGGATAAAACATACCAGACTTTACTATTTTAACAATGTCATGGTATGAACCCCAAGGTACGAAGCTTGGGTCAACTGAAGCAAATGTTTTTTCTTCATTTACTATTGATTGCATATTAGCAGTTTCCTTTGGTGTTACTACAGTATTTACTACTGGAGCTTGAGCAGCCAAGATTGGTTCAATTAAACCCGCAAGGTCATATGTACCAATTTTAACTCTATTTTCTTTACTCATTAAAGGGTACCAGTCTTTACCTGTGTAACCTAATGATTTACCAGTATCCACTATTTGTTGTTTACGAAACTGGGATTGGTCGGGATATCTTTTAACCAACTCAGTTAAGATCATTTTAGACGATATTTTCATAATGTAATTATACTCCTTATCATTAATTTATATAGCTATTGTACCACAGCCACTAGTAAATGTAAATAGTATAAGTGCATTGTTTACACAATTGTAACATTACTTAATCTTAGAGAAGTTTCTTTCCTTGAAAAACTCAAGTCTATTTCTAAATTTATTCTCTAACACATCTCCTTTATGAGATATAATGAAAACATTGCTTCCATCGTCCATAGTATCTAATATTTTAGTTAAATTATCAATACCATCAAAATCCAAACTTGAATCAAACGTTTCATCTAGTATTAATAGATTTGATGATGCACTATTTTTCATCTTAGCAATTTGCCTCCATGTAAATAGTAATGATAAGTCAATTCTTTGTTTCTCACCTTCTGAAAATGAAGCATAGTTAAAACTATCACGATGCCTAGAACGAATAGTTTCATTAAAGTTTTCATCAAGATGGAATGATACAAAAAAGTCTAATACTTGAAGATACTGATTAATTAATCTATTCATAACAGGTAAGTATTGTTTTATTACTTTAGTTTTTATACCTGTATCTTTTAGCATCTCTCCGATTACTTCATTGTATGTTCTTTCCTCAACATAAGAAAGTTTTGTTTCTGTAGATTTGTCTTTCTTTTTTCTAAAAGAGTTTAATTCTCTCTTTGCTTTAGAAACATCTCCAGATTGCCCTTGTAAATTATTAATCTCATTTTGTATTCTATCAACTTCTTTTTGAAGTAAAGCTATTGAATCATTATTACTATTAATCTTTTGTTGCTTTTGTCTTAGTTTATTTAGATTATTAGAAGATTGAGATTGCTCTGCTTTAATTTCTTTTATATTTTTTTGTAAGTCTTCTTTAGCATCCTGTACTTCTTTAGCTTTGAGCTTTACTGCTTTTATCTTTTTTGATTTAAGTTTTTCATCAATCTCTTGTTCACAGGTTGGACAGTTATCATTTTCCTCATAGAACCTACTCTCGGCAACCATATCTTTTATCTTTTGGTTAAATGATATATCGTAGGAGTCTAACTGAGATATTTTTTTAACTAACTGATTACTTTGTTTTTCTTCAGCTGAAATAGCGGCAGAAAGATTCTTACCAAGGTTTTTACTCTCTTCAAATAATTTATTAATTTCTATCTTATGAACTTCGATACTATCTTTCTTTTTTTCTATTTGGTCAGCATTTAGTTCTTGTAAACCTTTTATGTATTTTGTTTGTGCATCAATCTTGGTTTTACATATGTCCAACTGATGGTTTATATCAGACAATTGGTCTCTTATTTTATTGTTTCTTTCTCTTAGTAACATATTCATCTTTGCAAATATGCTGATATCTAAAAGATCTTCTACTATATTTCTTCGTGACCATGCTGGTAACTGCATAAATGGAATGAATGAGCTACTACCAAGAACCACAACCTGGTGAAAAGATTTATGATTAAGCTTAAGAATATTTTGCTCTAAGAACTTTTGGTAATCTCTAACATTTGATGCTTGATTTATTAAATTACCATTTTGCCAAATTTCAAACTTATTTGGCTTTATTCCTCTTACAACTTTAAAGTCAGCAACACCGACTCTAAACTCAACCTCAACTACAGCACCTTTTTTATTTATGCTGTTAATCATTTGTTCTTTCTTAATATCTCTATGTGGTTTACCAAATAAAGCAAAAGATAATGCATCTAACAGTGTAGATTTGCCCGCTCCATTTTGTCCAACAATGAGAGTAGTTGGTGACCGGTCCAACTGTATTTTTATAGGGTCATTACCCGTAGAGAGGAAATTCTTCCACTCACACGATTTAAAATGTATCATACTACTTCCAAATTCTGAGCTTCAGTATATAACTTTCTTAGCTCAACCTTTATGTGTTCTTTATCTAGGTCAGTATCAACTGCTTCAACATATGAATCTAAAAGTTCAGTAGTATCTTCTAGGGATATTTTCTCGTCTTTTACGCTTTCTCCTAGATACTCTTCGAAGCTTTCAGCAATCTTAAGTTCATACGTATCTACATTTTGTAACCTATCTATAAATTTATCAAACATATAGAGGTCATCTTTTTTCAAAACAATTAATTTTATAAATTTATTTGCATACTGTGAAACATCAACTTTATCATAATCAGTTTTACTATCATCATATACAACTTTCTTAAACATAGTTATAGGATTTCTAACGGGTGTAATATCTCTAGTTTCAGTATCTAATATATGGAAATACTTAGGGTCATCAACATCAGCCCATGTAAATTCCATCTGAGAACCAAGATAAGTTACATTATCTTTTTTTGACTTAGTATGAAAATGGCCTGATAGCACCATCTCAAACCTTGAGAATATATCAGCATTCATACCGTGTGGGTTAGGCATCCCAGCCATCATATCAAAACCTTTAAGCTCTAAGTGGGCTCCAAGAATTGGTGCACCACAGGTTTGAGCAAACTTAACATAATCCTCATAGTTTCCATTGTTTATCCAGGGAATAACAGCAACTCCAAGTCCATCATAATCAAGTACAGTTGGTTCCATACAGATATTAACGTTTGATGTAAAGTGTCCGAGAAGTTCTTTGAGAGAACATAGCTCGTTAGTGTTCTTGAAATATACATCATGGTTTCCGGGAATAATATCCATAGTAATACCAAGGTCACGCATCGGCTCAAGAAAATGTTTCCGATTAGCATTGAGCGCTTTGAAATTGACAAATTTCCTATGTTCGTAATAATCTCCGAGATGTAATATTTGAGTAATGCCATGTTCTTTTAGGTAAGGAAAAAATATCTCTGTATAAAATCTATCCTGATAATTTAAAAAGATATCACTAGAATTTCTGACACCGCAGTGAGTGTCATTTAATATAGCTACTTTCATTCGTCTCCTAAATCAAACGACCCATTGGTCTTTCTCTTACCAGGTGTATATATTTTTTTCCATTCTTGCTCACGACGATAGTCACTAACCCAGTTCCCACCATTCTTTTCAGCATTCCTAAAGACTACATTAGTAATCATAATAGGTATAATCACAGCCATATGTACCCAGATTGATGTAACTATACTATAACCTAACCAGGACATATAGTATAAAGCAACAATTCCAAAGTAACACGACCACATTATGAATAGAACAACTGTAAAGTAACCTTGTATTGATGGGTCCTTAATATGTCTTAAAGGATTGAACCTATTATCCATAATTAATCGCCAACAGTCTATAATCCAAAATAATAATGCTTTCATGATTTCATAAAGAGTTCTAATTTTTCTCTCTCCTTTTCTTCTTTGGCAAAAGATTTAATTGCTGTATCTTTTGTTCTTACAGCACTTATTCTTTGACGTAGAGTATCAACATATGCTGCTGTTTGTTCGGCACCTTCTTCGTCCATACCCATAGCAACAAAATCTTCAATACCCATTTTCTCAATGAACTTAAACTTAATGTCTTGTTGTTTTTTCTCTTTTGTTATTCTTCTGATAAATGCATAGTAACATATCTGTGTAAAGTAACTGAATGCATTTGGCTTTCCTGTTCGAGTAGCAGTTTCAATATTGTAATTGCCTATGGCCCTTAAACAATTCTCTACCGCATCCATAACCATTTCTTCCCTATAAGTATATCTTACAAAGTTAGGTCTATGGGATAACCCTTCGGCTATCTTAATAAAACATCTAGCTATATAATCTGTTACTTTGGGAATGTCTTTTGATTTTTCTCTGGCTTCCTTTACCTGAATTGCATATTCCATGACAGCTTCAGAGAATTCTTTATTATTGACATAGTGTGCTTTGTTTTTTGCTTTAGTCATTTATTTCTCCATAATGTATTATTATACCACAGTTTCAGTCAATTGTAAACAAAAATATTTTTAAGAAAGTTGTTTACACGAAGCATTTTATGTGGTATAATATTATAGTACCCCGGAGGAGGGGAATATACAATTTTAGTGTATAGTCTTTTTAGCCTTATCCTCTGGAATAAATCCTTCTTCAGCCATTTCGTTAATAAGTTTATCCTCATACTCAGCAAGGAGTTCCTCATCAGTTTTCGTAGATGGCATAGTTATTTTTTCTTTTAATTTTAGAGCAAACTTAACGTATGTTTCCTTTACTTCTTCGGCTACACCAACATGCTCTACTATACTAGACTTTAGTATCTTATAGTTTTTATTATTTGAGAATGGAAACCATGGAGCAAACTGAAACCCGCCTAGAAGTGTATTACTTACAACCACTGGTCTCTCTACTACAATATTATCATCATTCTTATCAGCAACAAGAGCAATGATATCATCACCATTTAAAAGTTTAAAATGTCTAACGTCTAATTCTTTCATATACTTATATATTTATATCCCAAAGTTTGTAATTGAACTTTTCTTTGCTATATATTTTAATTCTTTCTGCTGCATGATTTAACGTATAATTCTTCTTACTTTTCCAATGTAAATCATCAGCTATATCATAAATCTTAGTATCTCTATCAGATTTCCTAAGCCCTCTTCCAATCGATTGCAATACACGAATCTGACTCTTAGAGGGCGAAGCAAATATAATATTATGTAATCTTTTAATGTTTATTCCTGTAGAGAATGTACCGATACTTGCAACTATGATAGCATTCTTTTCTCTCTCAGTAATACTTCTAATCTGTTCTCTAGTATCAACATCAGTTTCTCCAGATACATAAAATAGCTTTCTATCATCTTTAACTTTTTCTTGCAATAAACTATGCAAAGGTTTACCATGTTTCTCTACATAATTAAATAATATCAATGTATTACCTTTTTGGTCTATCGCAAGATTTGATATAAAATTATTTCTAGGCTGATACTTAACTATAAAATCTAACTCTTCTTGGTATTTTCTCTGTGATACATCTTTACATAACTCATCTTTATATTTTAGGAGAAGGATATCTATATCTAACTTACTCAGTGTTTCTTTATCTATAAGTTCTTTTGTTGTAGTAACTTTATATACTGGACCAAACAATCCTTCTAGTACTAACTGATGTGTTTGTGTTCCGTCCAACGTCCCAGTAGTTCCAAACCTATACTCTGCATTAACACATTTTTCCATTATAGATGTTAGTGACTTTGCTTTAAATTGATGAGCTTCATCTCCTATTACCATACCAAAATGTTGGAACCAGGTAGCTGGTTTTTTATAGATTGATTGCCAAGTAGATATAACGCACCTTTCAAATATGGGACCTTTTTCGGTACCACCATGTATCTTTCTACACCATTCATCTGCATGCCAATCTTCTTCTTTAGAGCTATAGTCATCAAAATCAGAATACATTTGCTCTACTAGAGATACAGTTGGAACTATAATAAGTATTTTTTTACTAGAGTCAGTTTCTAGGTAATGTCGCATCAGTAAATATATGATTAAACTCTTTCCGGACCCAGTTGGGGATAATAATAGCTGTTTCCTAGTTGATAAACACTGCGAGAGTGCACTTAATTGGTAATCCCTGGGTAATATATCAGTTCCATTCACAGAAAGGCTTATTTGTGCCAAAAGCGGTTTTATGTCAGCTTGAAACCCTTTGTTTATAGGGGTTTGGCCTTTGGCTATTTCCTCTTTTAGGGTATAATCCCGCAGTTCACAAAACTCAGCTAAATAATTGTATAATCCACCATATAAAGTCTTTTTTCTAGCATCATATAATCTAATTTTACCGTCCCACATACGATTTTTATATGCAGGCATAAATTTGTAGCCCGGAACAAAGAAACAAAAGTGGTCAGATAATTCACGCTCTACACTTGCTTCGCAATCAATACGCATAAAAACTTCGTTAAGCTTTTTTACTTTTATTGTTTCCATAGTAATACTTTTAATCGTTTTACAGTTGTATTTATATCTGTACAAAGATAATGATTTATGTACCATTCAGTAAACATTCTAGCATACATAAATCTATGCCATGATGTATCTTTAACTAATCTTTCTAAGTGAGTTAAGGTTTGAAGTTTTTCTGTAGCCCAATGATATTCTGGCCAGCCGTAAGATATAACTGGTACCTCGTGCATTAATGCTTCTATGCCTGATGTACTATTATCAACTATTACTATTCTCGACTTCTTAAGATAATCGTGTATAGATTCGTACCCCATTCTTACATCAATATTTTTATCTTTCCAATTTTTCAGTAAATCATTTTCATATTGTGTTCTTGCTTTCCATCTAGGATGCATTTTAATTATAAAATTTTCTTTTAAACTATGAAGCTTCATAGCTATATCATTAACTTTTTCAAAATGCCTACCAAAGCCAAAACCTTTTACAGTTTCATCATCAGGCATTTGACATATTAAAAGTATATGGTCATCTGGTATATCTTTTGCTGTTTGCCACTTTAGTAATATTGAGTCATCCCATTTATTGCATTTATTAGCTCTCATTTGAATAATACTGGCCCAGTCCA